ATGGGAAAACGATCGAGGCCTCCAAGCCGGGATGACATTTTACAAAAAATGTGCGACATGGCGCAGGTCAGATTCAACGATGCGGTACGGCTGGCCTATCTTACCGGGGAGCAGGCCGACGAGATCGCCGGGCTGGATCTGACTGCGCTGACCGAGTTCAAACGCAGTCCCTCGGGCGCGGTGGAGATCAAGCTGGCGGACAGGCTGGCGGTGCTGGAGAAGGTGCTGGAGCTGCTGAACGCGGACAACCAGTCTCAGGGAGAACAGTTTTTGCAGGCCTTTATGGAACAGGGACAGGGTGGTGGCTGAGCCGGGTGGAGATCAGACACTTTTCGCAAAAACAAAAGCGGCTGCTGCTGTGGTGGTGCCGGCAGGGTGACCGAGAGCATGACGCCGTGATCTGCGACGGTGCGGTGCGCAGCGGCAAGACACTTTGTATGGGGCTTTCCTTTCTTTTTTGGGCCATGGCGTGCTTTGACGGACAGGGCTTTGCCCTGTGCGGAAAGACCATACAGTCGGTGCGCCGCAACCTGCTGCGCGAACAGCTGCCCATACTGAGGCAGCTGGGCTTTGAGTGCCGGGAGCAGATATCCCGCAACCAGGTGACGGTGCGTCTGGGCGGACGGGAAAACATCTTTTACCTGTTTGGAGGAAAGGACGAGGGCAGCGCCGATCTCATTCAGGGACTGACGCTGGCGGGGGTGCTGCTGGACGAGGTGGTGCTCATGCCCCGCTCTTTCGTGGAACAGGCATGCGCCCGGTGCTCGGTGGAAGGGGCGAAGCTGTGGTTCTCCTGCAATCCGGAGGGGCCGGAGCACTGGTTTTACCGGGAATGGATCTGCCGCAAGCGGGATCGCAACGCCCTGTATCTCCACTTCACCATGGAGGACAACCCCTCCCTCTCTCCACAGGTACGCGCGCGGTACGAAAAGATGTTCCGGGGGACCTTTTACCGCAGGTTCGTGCAGGGGCAATGGGTGGCCGCCCAGGGGCTGGTGTACGACTTTTTCCGGCGGGAGGACTGCCCCCCGCCCCCGGATGGGGAGATGGAACGGTGGTGCGTGTCCTGTGACTACGGGACGGTCAACCCGGCTTCCTTTGGACTGTGGGGGCTGCGGGAGGGGGTGTGGTACCGGGTGGCAGAATATTACTACAACTCGCGCGCAGAGGGCCGGCAGAAGACGGACCGGGAATACGCCCGGGACCTGGAGCTGCTGGTTGGTGGCCGGGAGGTCCGGCAGGTGGTGGTGGATCCGTCGGCGGCCAGCTTTATTGAGGTGCTTCGATGGGACGGCTGGAACGTGGTCAGGGCAAAAAATGATGTGCTTTCCGGCATCCGGATCACGGCCCAGCTGCTGCAATGTGGGCGGCTGGTCATATGTGATACCTGCGGCGATGCCATACGGGAGTTCGGACTGTACCGCTGGGAGGAGGACACGGCCCAGGACCGCGTAAGAAAGCAGGACGACCATGCCATGGACGATATCCGGTATTTCGCAGCCACCATCGCTGCCCCGGGCTCCCACGGGACACCCATGTTTGCCGGAAGCGTGTGCCGGCCAAGCAGAATGTAAAAAGGAGCGACACGGATGAAGATTTTCCAAAAGAAACAGCCCCAGGTACAGGGGGCTGCGGTCCAGATGCGAAACATCGGACGGCATCCCTTTGGGGCGCTGGAGCGGTATGTACCCTTACAGGAGGGGGAAAGCCAGCTGTACCGGGCCATTCGGGAGGCCGTGCCCATTGTGGACGCGGCCGTTCTGAAGCTGATCCGCCTGTGCGGAGGTGTGAGCGCAGTGTGCGAGGAGAAGCGCGCGCAGGCAGAGTTGGATCACTTTTTAAAGACCGTGCCTACAGGCCGGGGGCAGAGAGGTATCCAGTCTTTTCTGGATGGGTATCTGGACTGTATGCTCACCTGCGGCCGGGCAGTGGGTGAAATCGTCCCGGACTGGGCGGGGCGGGATGTGGCGGCCCTGCTGTGGTGCGACCCGGCATCGGTGGAGATACAGGAGGGCGAGACTCCCATGGATTTTGTGCTGTGCCAGCGCACAGCGGGCCAGCCAGAGCCCCTGCCCTGTCAGGAGCTGCTGCTCTTTACCCCTTTTCAGCCGGAGGCGGGCAATCCCTATGGCGTGTCCCTGCTGCGGTCCATGCCCTTTATGGCCGAGATTTTGCTGAAGATCTATCAGGCCATTGGGCTGAACTGGGAGCGTGTGGGCAATGTGCGCTTTGCCGTGGTGTGCAAAAACGGCGAAGGGGATGAGCTGTACGCCAAGGACCGCTGCGAGCAGGTGGCCCGGGAGTGGAGCCGGGCCATGCAGGCGGGCAGCCAGGGCAGCGTGCGGGACTTTGTGGCCATGGGTGATGTGGACATTCGGGTCATTGGCGCGGACAACCAGGTACTGGACAGCGAAGTGCCGGTACGGCAGATCCTGGAGCAGCTTATTGCCCGGACGGGCATCCCGCCCTTTATGCTGGGCCTGTCCTGGTCGTCCACGGAGCGCATGAGCAGCCAGCAGGCCGACCTGATGACCAGCGAGATCACGGCTATTCGCCGCAGTCTGGAGCCGGTGGTGGAGCGTATCTGCGAGACCTTTCTGCGGCTGAGGGGCTGGGGCGGCAGTGTACAAGTGGAATGGGCCGACATCAACCTGCAGGATCAGGTAGAGGAAGCAAGGGCCGAGCTGTACCGCCGACAGGCGGACAATCTGAAAGTGGAGGCAGAAGAATGAACGTGAACAAGCAGGCACACTGCGGTGGGACCGCCGCGGTGGACGAGCAGGCGTTGGAGCAGATCAACCGCTTCAGCCGCAAACAGCTGGCGGCTGATGAGGTGTACACCTTTGCTGTGCGGCTGTGTGACAACGAGGTGGACCGGGACGGCGAACGCTTTGAGGGTGAAACACTGGATGGGCTTGCCCAGTTGTTTGTGGGCAAGACGGGGATTTTTGACCACGAGTGGTCGGCAAACGGTCAGACCGCCCGCATTTACCAAACGGAAGTGGTAGAGGAACCCGGCACAGTGACCGCGGTCGGGGATGGCTACCGCTACATAAAAGCTTATGCCTATGTGCTGCGCACGCCGGGCAATCAGGAACTCATCGCCCAGCTGGACGGCGGCATTTTGCGCGAGGTGAGCGTGGGCTGCGCGGTGGGACGCTCGGTGTGCTCCATCTGCGGTAAACAGGCGGGCAGCTGCGCACACAAGAAGGGTGAGCGCTATGACGGCAAGCTGTGCTACACCAAGCTGGAGGGGGCGGTGGATGCCTTTGAGTGGTCCTTTGTGGCGGTCCCCGCGCAGCCCAAGGCGGGAGTGCTCAAATCCAAGCGTGCCGCAGGTGAAATGACTCTGAAGCAGCTGGTGCAGCGGCAGCCTGACTGCCGGCAGGAGCTGGAGGAACTGGAGCGGGACGCTTTGATGGGCAGACGGTATATGGCTGCCCTGCGCCGGGAGGTGGTGCGCCTGTGCGGTCTGAGTCAGGAGGATGTGGACCATACAGTGATGGAGCGCATCGTCGAAAAACTGGAGGAACCGGAACTGCTGGAGCTTAAGCGTGTCTATACCCAACAGGCAGCGCAGCGTTTTCCCGTGATGACCCAGCTGGATCATCACAGGCAGATGGCTGACATGCCCGGAACGGATGGCGCGTTTTTGATCTGAGCAGAGCCGAACTCATATTAAAAGCAGGAGGAAAAACAGATGAACAAAATCTCGTTCGAGAACGTAGGCAGCCTGATGGCGACCTTCTTTGCACAGGAAGGCGTGAAGGACGGTCAGGCAGTCAAAATGACGGCCAACTCCACCGTTGGCCCCTGTGAGGCGGGCGATGCCTTTTGCGGCGTGGCCGGTATGCCCCGCAACGGCGCTGTGGGCGTGCAGGTGGGCGGCTTTATAAAGGTGCCCGCCACCATGCCGCTGAGTGTGGGTAAGATCGGTTTGGTTGCTGACGGCAACGGCGGCGTGATGGCCAGTGAGAACGGCATCACCGCGCTGGTGGTCGATGTGGACACGGTGGCCAACACCGCTGTGATCTGTCTGTAAGGAGGAAAGGGAATATGGCATATCAGTTTGATAATCTGAAGCTGGAAAAGGGCATGTACCATGAGGCGGGCAAGAGCTTTACTCAGGTGCTGGAGAGCATGGATCCCGACCAGCAGTACAAGGGCACCGCACTGGAGGGTCTGGACGCCTTTCAGCGTCAGCTCAAGCGCTTTGACATCAAGGTGAAGGGCGCGGGCAGCGACGTGGTGGAGAAGTTCTTCCGCACCGCCGACTCCGCGGTGCTGTTCCCCGAGTACATCGCCCGCTCTGTGCGTCAGGGCATGGAGGAGCAGAATCTGCTGCCCAACATCACCGCCGCTGTCACCCGCTTTGACGGTATGGACTACCGCTCCATCACCACCGATGCTGGTGGCGAAGACAAGCAGCTGCGCCGGGTGGAGGAGGGCACTGCCATCCCCAGCACCACGGTGAAGGTTCAGGACAATCTGGTCAAGCTCCACAAGCGCGGCCGCATGCTGGTGGCCTCCTACGAGGCCATCCGCTATCAGAAGCTGGACCTGTTCTCTGTCACTCTGCGTCAGATCGGCGCGCACATCAACCGCATGCATCTGGAGGATGCCATTGATGTGCTTATGAACGGCGACGGCAACGGCAATGCCGCGCAGGAGTATTCCGTGGCCGCCGGCGGTGCGCTGACCTATGAGGATCTGGTGGACTTCTGGGCACAGTTTGACCCCTATGAGATGAACACCCTGCTGGTGAGCAACGACATGATGGTCAAGATGCTCAAGCTGCCTGAGTTCCAGAATCCCATGACCGGGCTGAACTTCCAGGGCACCGGCAAGCTGACCACCCCTCTGGGTGCTACTCTGCTGCGTACCTCCGCCCTGCCTGAGGGCAAGATCATCGGCCTGGACCGCAACTACGCGCTGGAGATGGTCCAGGGCAGCGACGTGCTCATTGAGTATGACAAGCTCATCGACCGTCAGCTGGAGCGCGCCGCCATCACCAGCATCAGCGGCTTTGCCAAGCTCTTCCCCGACGCGTCCAAGGTGCTGAGTGTGTGATGACACAGCGCATCATGGAGCTGGCCCGCACCATAGGTCAGGTGTCTGAGCAGGAAGAGGAACTGCTGACCACCCTGTGCGAAGCGGCTCAGAAGGAGCTGACCGGAGCGCTGCGGGATGGCATTTTACCTCAGGACTGTCCGGAACAGTTTGCACTGGCCGGAGCGTGGCTGGCTCTGGCAGGGTTGGAAGTGAGCCGGGGCGCGGGACAGGCGCAGTCCTTTTCCGCGGGGGATGTGACCGTCCACAGCGGCAACGCCGGAGACAAGGTACGGCTTTTACGCGATCAGGCAAAACGTCTGATGGCCGGCTGGACAAAAGATGAGCGCTTTTTGTTTTATGGGGTGAAGGGACTATGATGGAGCGGGAATTTGCCCACATTCTGTCCCGGTACGGTCAGGATGTGACGGTATATACCGAAACTGCGCCGGAGGGCACGGCCCTGCGCGCCTTTTTCCAGCCCATGCGGAACAAGGGGACGGCACAGACCGTCCCCTCCCCGCTGGGGCAGGTAAAGCAGGATCGGTTTGTTTATCTTGGGCCGCCTGAGTGTGCGCTGGATGACACCTGCCGGGTGAAGGTGCGGGGGGAGGTCTACCGGGTCCAGACGGCGCAGCCCATCTGTGTGGGCGGTACGGTATCCCACTGGTGGGCGGTGCTGACCCGCAGAGCCAAGGAGGTGGCCGGATGACACTGGACGAATTACAAGCGGAATTGGCCGAAGTGCTCACGCGCAGCGGCGTGGAGGCCATGTCCTCCTGGCCGGAGGGGCGCAGGGCCGGAGCGGACGGCCCGGTAGTACTGGTATCGCTGGAGACGCTGAACTGCGCTCCTGCGGGCCTTCAGGACTATTTGGGCCAGCGGCTGGACGAGGCCACCGGACAGTGGCAGGAGCTGTACGGCCGCAGGGCGCAGCTGTCGTTCACGCTGGACATTCTGGCTGCGCCCCGGGTGGGAGCGCAGGCATGCCGGGCGGTCTTTGACCGGCTTGTCCGCTGTCTTCAGACACAGAAGCCGGCGGGGCTGAGCGTGCGGGAGCTGACTGGCGAGGAACTGGAATATGACGAAAAGGAAGGGCTGCTGAAGCTGCGCTGCCGCCTGAAGTGCGAGGGCTGGCTGTGTACGGCGGGCGACGAGGCGGGCACCTTCCTGAACTTTACTTTGAGAGGGGACGTGAATACATGAGCATCACAGCACATGAGCGGCCGGGGGTCTACTCCTCCTATGCCGCTTCCGCGGTGGTAAGCGGCAGCGCGGGACGCAAGAATGTGGGGCTGGCCGTCCAGATGACGGAGCCTGCCCAGTCTGTGTGGACCATCAGCCGCTATGAGGATGCGGTGGCCGCCTTTGGCGCGGAGACTGAGGCCAACGCCACCGCGCTGATCCGCCTGCTGCTGCAGAACGGCGCGGCGCAGGTGGTGGTATTCCCGGTAGAGGGAAGCGATTTGACCGCTTACAAGGTGGCCTTTGAGGCCATGGCCGGGACGGAGGATCTTGCCCTGACGGTGTGCGACAGCACGCTGTTGGAGGTGCAGCAGGCACTGCGGGACAGTGTGCGTGCGGCTTCTCTGGTCCAGCGTGAGCGAATTGCCGTGGTAGCCGGCGGTGCGGATGAGACGGTGAATGAATTGGTAGAGCGGGCCGCGGCAATAAACAGCGAGCGGGTGGTGCTGGTGGCTCCCGGCTGTGTGGATCAGGCCGGAGAAAATCTGTCCGGCGTGCAGCTGGCCGCGGCGGTGGCGGGGGCCATTGCGGGGGAAAGCGATCCTGCCGTCCCTCTGGGCGGTGCGCAGCTTTCCGGACTGTACGGTTTGGATACGCACTACGGGGACAGTGAGCTGGATGTGCTGATCCGAGGCGGCGTGACAGCGGTGGAGTCGGTAAGCGGTGTGGTAAGCGTGGTGCGCGGTGTGACCACACGCACCACCACCGACGGCGCGGCAGACCGCACATGGCGGGATCTTTCCGCCATCCTTGTGGTAGACGATGTGATCCCCACCGTCCGAAACGCCCTGAAAAGCCGTTTTCGCCGGGCCAAAAACACCGCTCAAAGCAGGGGCGCGATCCGCTCCCAGGTGGTGTTGGAACTGGAGAACAAGCTGGCCAGAGAGATCATTACTGGCTATGAACAGGTGAGCGTCAGCGCCGACAGTGAGGAACCCACACGATGCCTGGTGGATTTCTCCTTCACGGTGGCCCACGGCATCAATCAGATCTGGCTGAGCGCCCACATCACAGTGTAAGGAGGGATGAGCATGACGATCACAGGATTTCCCACCAGCAGCGACATCTATCTGGAGGTGGACGGCACCAAGGTGGCGGTGGTGCAGAGCTACAGCGCCAAGGCCACCAAGTCCAGCACCTCGGTGGAGGCCTTTGGCGAGAAGGAGCCGGTGGCCACAGTGGCCGGTCCGGTAAAGCACACGCTGGAGCTGTCCCGGCTGTATGCCACCGATGAGGCGATTCAGGACGGTATCGATTTTTACTCCCTGGAGGGCTTTTCGCTGGTCATCTGCAAGCCGGACCGGCGGATCATTTACTCGGACTGTCAGTGGAGCAACATCAGTGAAGAGGCCGGTCTGGGCGATATGGTACTGGAGAAGGTCACGGTGGTGGCCTCCAAGCGCATTGAGACGGAGGTGTAAGCATGCACCGAAGTCTTTTGGCCGGCCCCTGCGAACTGGAGTTGGAGGACGGCCGGCGGCTGCGGCTGCTCAGCGCCATCGAGGTACTGGAGGCGCGGCGTGAAGCCCAGTGGCTGGCCCGGGACCAGCGGGAGCAGGCGCTGTGTTCCAACGCCTGTCTGCTGGCCCGGGCGTTGAGCCGGGATGGTCAGCCTGTGTTCAAGGACGGCAGTCATGTTCTGGAACAGTTGACGGCGGAGGAGATCGGCACACTGGCCAAACGATGGGCACAGTTCAATGCTCAGGCCAATCCCGGTCCCAATAGCGAGAGCAAACAGGTGGAAGAACTAAAAAACGTCTGGAGCACGCCCGGGAAGAGCGGCTGTACTGGCGCGTGCTGCGATCCTTTTCAGCCCTGCCCACGGAAGATCGCGTCCGAGCGATGAAGGAGCGGGATTTTTTGTGGTGCGCATTGAATTTGATGCTGGACGATGAGGAAGAACTGGAACGACTGTGTCCCACCTGTCGGGAGCGGGCAATGGAGGAGCGGTGCGCGGTATGCGCAGTTCCGCTGGCTCTGACAGAGGGCGGGATCAACGGCAGCTTTGATCCTGCCCGCTTTCAGGCACTGAAGCGGGGTGAGAACAAGTGACTGACTATTTGGAAGAACTGCTGGACGAGCAGGAGCAGGAAGACGTGCAGCAAACGGCGGAGTGGAAAAAGGCGAGGATCTCCACTCAGGGACTCTCATCGCCAGCGGATAGCGGCGGTTTGGCCGGCTCCACGCAAAGCGCACTGTCAACATTCATAACGGAGAAAGCGGGTATTAACTCACAAACCGAGCAGACGGACAGCTGCGGCCGGACGCGCGGAAACAATGTGACAACTTACACTGCACCCGAAGCGGCAGGCATGCCCTTATCAGCGCAGGCAGGAGGTTCTCATTCTGCCGTTTGGTCACTGGAATTGGAGTTGAAGCGGCTGCACCGGGCGGTTCGCCCGTGGGTGGGACAACGAGCCGTACGCATGGAGCAAGGAACATCTGCCGGTGTGTCCGGCAATCCCTTTCCCCTTGCTCCGGCACCGGGGTCGGGTCGGGCAGCGGGTTATGTGGCACTGGTGGATACGGCCTTTGCCCGGGATGCCCGGCGGTACGACGGACCGCTGCGGCTGTTATAACCAGAAGGAGGATGAGCGGCTTTGAATTTGAGCCCGATGCGATATAAAGACTATATCTGGCCCCACAATCCAAGAGTATATACCATCGACTATGAGCGAGTGATGGCCGAAAACAAGGTGCCCTACGGCTTGTACTGTTTGCAGGATCTGGGGCGCAGACACAGGGTAATGCGGGGTGAGGGCGAGTTCGCCGGTCCGGATGCGTACGCGCAGTTTGGAGCCCTTGCCAACGTGTTTTATTCCCAGGGACCCGGAGCGCTCATCCATCCCCTGTGGCAGACGGCCAACGCCTATTTTGTGGAGTTGTCTTTGAAGCAGGAGCCCAGACCGGACTATGTAAGCTATTCCTTTGTATTCTGGGAGGATCTGGAGTACTACGACACCAGACTGAGCAGGGATGAGGTACAAGGGGCTGAGGATGTACAGGAATCCTGCAATGCCAGTCGGCTGGTCCACACCGTGGTCAAGGGCGATACCCTGTGGGGCATTGGAAAAAAGTATGGTGTGACGGTGGAACAGATCCTGCGGCTCAACCCCCAGATCAAAAACCCAAATCTGATCCGGGTGGGTCAGGAGGTGCGTGTGCGGTGACAGGCTATTTGATCACGGGTACAGGTGAGCGGTACAAACTGCCTGCGCTGTTGGAGTGGGAGCTGGAGTACGGGTGCGGAACTCCCTGTGACAGCTTTCATGTGGTGTGTGTTTGGACCTGTGGAGATGACCGGATTTTGGCGGGTGCGGTGCGCTTCACGGCGTGGCAGGACGAAGAGCCTGTATTCACCGGGGTAGTGGATGAGTGCGAGGTGTCCTGGTCGGCACAGGGGTGCCGACTGGATGTGACCGGCCGGGGAATGGCGGCCCTGCTGCTGGACAACGAGGCACTGGGAACAGACTACGACGTGGCAACCATTCAGGACATTCTGCAGGATCATGTGCTGCCCTACGGCATTCAGGTGGCACAGCAGGATCCGTTGCCCGCGGTGGAGCGTTTTTCTGTTGATTACGGCAGCAGCGAGTGGTCGGTGTTGTACCAGTTTGCCCGGTATCACGGCGGGATAACGCCCCGCTTTGACCGGCAGGGGCGGCTGCTCCTGAATCACTGGCTGGACAGCAAACCAAAGGTGATCGGCGACCGCAGTCCGGTGACCGGACTGACAGCCCGGGACAAGCGCTACGGCGTGTTGTCCGAGATCTGGGTACGGGAGGCCGGCAAATTGCCAGCGGAACATAAGGTAACCAACGACGCGTTCACAACCACAGGCGGCCAGTGCCGGCGCACGTTCACCATGCCCAGCAAAAGCAACTATCAGGCCATGCGCTATCAGGGGCAGTATCAGCTGGAGCAGTCGGCGAAGGAACTGCTGCGCCTGGAGGCGGAGATCGCCCTGCCCTTTTGCGCATGGCCGGGAGAACTGGTGCGGCTGGAGCGGTCCGGCTGGGGGCGGAATGGACTGTGGCGGGTGCTGCAGTCCACAGTGAGCATGGACACCCGTGGGTGCCGCACGCGGCTGGTGCTGGCACCCCCGGACACGGTTGTGTGAGGTGAAAACAATGTGGACATCCAGTCAGATGAAAGAGTCCGGAGGAGCGCAGCGGCATGATGCGGCCCTGGGCGTGGTGACGGCTGGCGGAACGGAAAACGGCGTTTATTTGGGCACGGAACGCCGCTGGCTGCCGGTTATGGCTCCGGGAGGATACCGGTGGCGACCCCGGGCAGGAGAGCAGGTGCTGGTGCTGAAGGCGGGGAGCGATGGTGAATTTCCTTGTGTTCTGGCCCGGCAGGTGCAGGAGGATGATACCCTGCTGCCGGACGAGGTGGAGCTGGTAGGCCCGGGCTGCAGCATGAAGCTGACCGAAAAGGGAGAAGTGGCCCTTCGCGGAACAGTGAGCATCAACGGAACTGCCCTGGAAGATATAGTACGGTCCATGGTAGCCGCCGCCTTGGCCGGGCAGGGAGGATAACATGATAGAATCGCAAATGACAAATGGGGATTTCGTCCCCAATGGAATGGGGGACTTTTGCCGTCTGGAGGGGAGTCGGGCGCTGGTGCAGCGGGTACTGTTTAAACTGACTGCCCGGCGGGGTGCGCTGCCTTTTCTGCCCAAGCTGGGCAGCCACCTTTATACCCTGGGAAGGGAAAAGAAAAGCGCGCGTCAGGCTCTGTGCGCCCAATATGTACGGCAGGCTCTGGAGGATGAAGATGTGACGGTGACCGATGTGGTCTATGACGAGCAGGGAGAGGCGGCTCAGGTAACGGTCCGTCTGGAATGGCAGGGGGAGCCGCTGGAAGTGACCGCGCAGTTAGGAGGAATTGCCGATGAAAACCGTTGAAGAAGTTTATTCCGATATGCTGACGGACTTTACCGCCCGCACAGGAATGGAGATCACACTGGGCGGTGATCTGTCTGCCCGGCTCTACGCCGCGGCGGCGCAGATCTACGCGCTGTATGTGCAGGCCGACTGGGTCAACCGCCAGTGCTTTCCCCAGACCGCCCAGGGCGAGTATCTGGACTATCACGCACAGCTGCGGGCGCTGGAGCGCAAAGCGGCTTCCTGCGCCCAGGGCGTGGTGCGCTTCTTCGGTGACGCGGCCAGCACCGTAGAGCGGGACATTCCCGCCGGAACGGTGTGCATGACGCCGGGGCTGGTGCGCTTTGCCACCACCCGGGATGCCGTTCTGGCGGCAGGCGCGTCTCATGTGGACGTCCCGGTTCAGGCGGTGGAGCCGGGCGTATCGGGCAATGTGATCGCGGGCAGCGTGCGCGCGCTGTCCGCCGCGCCGGTGGGCATTACAGGCTGTACCAACCCTCAGGCTATGTCCGACGGCGGAGATGCGGAGGATGACGAGCAGCTGCGCGCACGCATTCTGGACAGCTTTTTGCGTCTGCCCAATGGGGCAAACAGCGCATTTTACGAACAGGGCGCCCTGTCCTTTGACGAGGTGGTGGCCGCAACGGCGCTGCCCCGCAATCGCGGGGTCGGCACAGTGGATGTGGTGGTGGCCACAGCGCAAGGGGTGCCCGAGCAGGAACTGCTGGATCGACTGAACGAGCATTTCCGGGAACGCCGTGAGATCGCGGTGGATGTGGCAGCACTGGCTCCGGAGACGGTAAATGTGGATGTTACCGTCCGGATCGAGAGTGCAGATATGGAGCGGGCCGCGGGCCGGGTGGAGCAGGTGCTGCGGGAGTGGTTTTCCGGTCAGCGGCTTGGACAGAACGTGCTGCGGGCCAAGCTGGGCAGTCTTGTGTTCGGCGTGGAAGGTGTTGAAAACTACGTTCTGCAGGCTCCCGCAGCCGACCTTCCAGTCGGAAGGGCACAGTTACCTGTGCTTGGCACTGTAACCGTGGAGGCGATGACATGAGCAGCGCCGCTTACATGAGGGAACTGTTGCGGCCCTTAGGCGTATATAAATTGGAGAACTCCTTTCTGGGGGCGGAGCTGGACAGCGTGGGGCAGGCGCTGGATCAGGTTCAGGCAGAACTGGAGCGGGTCCAGCAGGAGATGTGTCTGGTCACTGCCCGGGAAGCAGGCGTGGAAAATATGGCCGGACTGTTCGCGCACCGTCCGGTCACAAGCGACATGCAGCAACTGGCCGACTCTCTGGCCGCACTGAACAGAATTGGTGGTGACAGCTTTACGCTAACTGCCATCAACAACACCATCGGCGGCTGCGGGGTGAACGCCGCGGTGGTGGAGACGGGAGAGCCGGGCACAGTGACAGTGCGCTTTCCCGATGTAGCCGGCATCCCGGAAGGATTTGAGGCCCTGCGCAGCATCATAGAGGATATCCTGCCGGCCCACCTGCTCATCCAGTATCTGTTCTGGTATGTGACATGGGAGGAACTGGAAGATAGGAAGCTGACCTGGCAGATGATCCAGGAGCAGGATATGACCTGGGAAGAATTTGAGACGCTGATGAAGTAA